AGACTGGGTATAGCTGGTTTTCTCTTCCAGTATTTTATTAAAGAAATGTTTGTCCCTTATCGTCAAAAGAGTCTTGAGGTCGAGGCTTATGATAATCAAGATAATTTTGACTACACTAAAAACAGCCTCTAATCTTAACCAAAGGGTTCAACAATGATTGAAAATAAAGCAGTGCAAGAAGAGAGCCCTGATGGTAATGGGGGTCTGGAGATCCTGAAGCTCCAGCCTTCCTGGAAGAATGAACCAACCATCGCAGACCTGAAGCAGGATCTGACCGATTCCGCCGGGGAGCAGTTCACCCATAAAGCAAATGTAGAACGCTGGCTGAGTAATATGTATATCACTGGGGCAGCCAAGCCTAAAAAGATTGTGGGTAAATCTTCCGTGGTTCCCAAGCTGATCCGAAAGCAGGCAGAGTGGCGTTACTCTTCTTTGTCTGAGCCCTTCTTAAACAATGAAAACATCTTCGATGTTCGTCCTACCTCTGCCGGCGACAAAAAGCGAGCAGAGCAGAATGGCCTGGTACTGAATAATCAGTTCAATACCAAAATTGATAAAATAAAATTCATCGATGATTTTGTCCGTGATGCCGTAGACCTGGGAACAGTCATTGCCGAGGTTGGTTGGGTCAGCACTGTCGAAGAGGTCGTTGAACAGATCCCCGAATATGATTTTTACCCCGAACCTACAGGCCAACTGGCTGAACAGTATATGGGCCTGTTGGAGATGAGGGAGACTGACCACGAAGAGTACATGAACTATTCTACTCCTGGTCTGGATCAAGCTTTGGAGTCCTTCCAGGTGGACGGTATTGCCCTTTATCCAGAAGAAAGAAAAGATGAATTGGGTAAAACTGTTACCCGAGAAGTACGGCGGATGGTCGAAACACAAAATAAGCCTACGGTCGAGGTATGTGAATCCACAAACATCATCGTGGATCCTTCTTGTAATGGAGATATTGACCGAGCAGGGTTCATCGCCAAGAAGTTCAAGTCTTCTCTGTCTGAGTTAAAAAAAGATGGTCGTTATAAAAACCTAGACAAAATTGACTTAGAAGGATCTTCTCCGTTTGCTGATCCTGATTATGATGAACCCACAGAGAACCAAGCTTTCAACTTTGCCGATAAACCAAGAAAACAATTCGTGGTTCATTCTTATTGGGGCTATTGGGACATCAATAAGACAGGTATTGTGGAGCCTTTTGTTGCTGCCTGGGTTGGGGACACTATGATCCGGATGGAGAAGAATCCCTTTCCTGATAAGAAACCTCCTTTTGTCTTGGCTCGATATATGCCCAAGAGGAAGTCTGTTTATGGAGAACCTGATGGTGAGTTGTTGGAAGATAACCAGAAAATCATCGGTGCTATTACCCGGGGCATGATTGATCTGATGGGTAAATCCGCCAACAGTCAAACCGGTATGCGTAAAGATATGCTGGATGTGACCAACAAACGCAAGTTCCTGAAAGGGGACAGTTATGAGTATAATTCCACAGTGGATCCAAGGATGGGGATATTTACCCACACCTATCCAGAGATTCCCCAATCTGCCTATAACATGATTACCATGCAGCACAACGATGCTGAGAGTCTTACCGGCATCAAGGCATTCAACTCTGGGATCAACAGCCAGGCTTTGGGCAACAATGTTGGCGGCGCCAGGGATGCAATGAATGCGGCAACCAAAAGAGAAATCAGTATCCTCCGTAGGTTGGCAAATGGCATCACTCAGATCGGCAGGAAGATCATCAGCATGAACGCGGAGTTCCTTTCAGAAGAGGAAGTAGTCCGGGTCACGGCTGATGAATTCATCACCGTACGTCGAGATGATCTGGCAGGAAACTATGATCTTCGGTTGACTATTTCTACACCCGAAGAGGATAACCAGAAAGCCTCAGAACTGGCTTTCATGCTGCAAACCAATGGACCTAATGCTGATCCCCAGGAGACAAGAATGATCCGGGCAGAGATTGCCCGTCTGCGGAAAATGCCAGCACTGGCTAAACGTATTGAAGAATATCGACCTGAGCCTGATCCTTTGGCTGTAATGAAAGCTCAACTAGAAATCAAGTTGTTGGAGCAACAGATTGCCAAAGAAGAGGCTCTTACTGCTAAACATCTGTCTGAGTCTAGTGTTAATACTGCCAGAGAGTACAAGGAAGGTGCTCAAGGTGAGTTGAACCAAGCAAAGGCAGTTACAGAAACAGCCAAAGTAAGAAATCTCCACAGTGATTCAGATAATAAAGATTTGAATTTTATTGAACAAGAGTCCGGAGTACATCAAGCAAGAAGTTTAGAAAAACTTGACAAACAAGCAGTTAATAAGGTAAATGAAAAATTAGCAGTAAAAAGAGCAGACGGAAAAGCTAAATTATAAGGGGGAGATTGTGGATATACAGGTAGGCGGTAAAAAAGCACAAGTCATCCATGCAAACAACGTCTTCTATGGGTGGAGAGGTGATAAGTATGTGGAACTTGTTGCAGGCCAAACTGCACTCAATGTTGGTGTAGCAGGAGCAGGTGTTCTGGCACAAGAATTTGGCAACAGCTACCAACACACTACGGTATTGACCGTGGATCAGGCTGCTGCTATCACTCTTGCTGATAATGCCTCGCTCGCTGATGGCTCGTTGATTTATACTTTCCCTGCTGGAGCATTATTTGTGAATTCCAGCTTTATGAACATGCTGGTAACCAATGCCGAGCATAATGCAGAAGCTACCGACATTGGTCTTGGAACTGCTGTCGCTACAGGAGCTGTATCTGTTTTAGGCGGCACTGCTGGGTTTGAAAACATTATGACCGGTCAGACTGGTGCTGTAGGAACGGCTACTGTTGCCCAAGCATTGGCCCCTAATTCCCCTTTTGCCTTGAATATTGGCGCGGGCAATCCACACTCGGTTTATCTCAATGTTGCTGGTGCTTGGGCCAATACAGCAGGTGTTGCCCTTGATGCGGATTTTGCCGGAGTCGTGATTCTCAACTGGACCTTCCTTGGATAGGTTGCTTCAAACATATCACAGTAACAGCCAATAATGGCTAATAATTATCTCTCCTGGAAACCAAGAGAGGACACGAAAGGAAGTGAACGAATGAGTGAGCAAGAACAGGAATTGGAAATGATCGAAATGTCTATTGCCACGGCCAAGAAAAAAGTCGCCTTGGGTACAGCTTTGGCTCGTCTGATGCATAACCCGGATTTCAAATTGTTGGTGCTTGATGAATACTTGACCAATTATGCCGTTCATCTGGTTAAGAACCGGGCCAGCTTCGGCATGCAGGGAGAGAGGGATCAGGCATTCATCAATGACCAGCTTACTGGGATTGGTCACTTGGATCAATTCCTGCGCTATACTGCTCAGGAAGGCGCCAGTGCTTCTGCAGCCATTCATGAAGACGAAGCTACGCGGGAAGAGTTGCTTCAGGAGGTTGTGTAAATGGCTGAAAATATCGATGAATTGGATGACACTCAGGACAGTAATAACGAATCTGGTTCAGACAACTCTCTGAGTATGTCTGACGAGGATTTTCTGAAGACAGAACCGCCTGCACTTGAGACAGAGGCAGAAACAGTAGTCGATGCTTCTATTGACCTAGACAAAACTGTCAACCAGGACGAGACAGAAAATGAAGTCGTAGATCCAAGTAAAACTGATGCTACTGAATTGGTAGAGAAGGCTGCTGAAGAGGCTTCTGTTGAGACAGAAGATACCGGTACCACTGATGCCGCAGTCGCAGCAGAAGTTGATTACAAGGCTGAATATGAGCGGCTGATGGCTCCTTTTAATGCCAACGGCATAGAGATGAAACCCAAGAGTATCGAGGATGTGGTCAGGCTCATGCAAATGGGAGCCAATTATCACAAGAAGATGGCCGGCCTGAAACCATCCATGAAGGTTTTGAAGTTGTTGGAGAAGAATGATCTCTTGGATCAAGATAAGTTGAATTTCCTGATCGACTTAAATAGCAAGAATCCCGCTGCTATTACGAAGTTGCTTAAAGAAAGTGGAATGGATCCACTGGATATAAATGTTCAAGAGGAAACTGGTTATCAACCAACGCCCCGTAATGTGAGTGACACAGAGATCGACCTGGACTCGGTTCTTGATGCAATCAAAGACACTCCGACTTACAGCAAGACTCTCAATGTCATCACCAAGGTATGGGACGATGCAAGCCGTTCAGTCGTTGCAGGAATGCCAAATATTATTTCGGTAATCAATGGGCATATTGCTGACGGAACGTATGACAAGGTTATGGGCGCCGTTGTTTATGAGCGCAGCCTGGGAAACCTGCAAGGTGTCTCGGATCTTGAGGCTTACAAGCAGACGGGAGATAAGCTGCAGGCA